CACATACACACTACAGGGACGGGGGCGGTGACCATCAATCTAGGCTGGTTGACTGGGCGGAGTGTGGGCGGTGCTGACACACTGACGGTACACCCTGACCGTAAGTCCCTGATTCTGGAACATGACAAGCGGACTATAAATCCCAGTGCAGGGGAAACACTCGAGAATCGCCAGGAAATCTCAGCCGCCGACCCCCTACCCCCCGACGAACGGCAGCGGGGGGAGGGGTCGTAGAAGGGGTTCCCTTCCCCCCTCTCTCCCGTTCCCAAAATTGGGTGTTGAGATAAACGCAACATGGACTTAACCACTTACGTCCCCCGCGACGTCTTCCTCCCGCTGCACAAGCGGAACAAGCGGTGGGCGGTTGTGATTGCCCACCGCCGTGCGGGCAAGACGGTGGCGATGTGTGCGGACCTGGTGGTGGCGGCGTTGGAGAATCCCAACCCCAAGCCGCAATTCGCCTACCTTGCCCCGTTCCGTGACCAGGCGAAGAAGGTGGCGTGGACTTACTTGAAGGACTTGACGAAGCCTTTCTGGTCGAAGCCGCCGAACGAGTCTGAACTCAAGATCACGATGCACAACGGCCACAAGGGTGAGTCGACCATCTTCGTGGGTGGTGCGGACAACCCGGATGCCTACCGTGGCTTGTACTTCGACGGCGTGGTGCTTGACGAGGTAGGGCAGATTCGCCCGAGTGCCTGGTATTCGGTGCTTCGCCCGGCGTTGTCTGACCGGCGTGGCTGGGCGATTTTCGCCGGTACCCCGGCGGGCAAGAATTTCTTCTGGCAGATGCGAGAGGAGGCGAGGCTAAACCCCGACACCTACCTGTTGCTCGAGCTTCCGGCCAGCAAGACCGGCATCTTGCATCCTGACGAGCTGCGGGATGCCAAGGCACAGATGACCGAGGAGTCGTATGCCACCGAGTACGAGATTTCCTTCGATGCCGCCATCCCCGGTGCGTACTACGCCAAGCTGGTCGGCGAGGCGTATGACGAAAAGCGGGTGGGAGACTTTCCGGTAGACCCCGAGTTGGCGGTGGATCTGGTGGCTGACTTGGGCTTTACGGACAGTTGTTCGTGGTGGGGGTGGCAGACGACGGTAGACGGCCACCGGGTGGTCGAGTTCTACGAATCGAACAGCAAGCCAATCTCGCATTACATCGACTGGATCAAGACCAGGCCGTACAAGGTCGGGCAGGTGTTCTTGCCGCATGACGCCAAGGCGAAGTCCTTGCAGACGGGCAAGTCGATCATCGAGCAGTTCCTGCAGGCGGGTATCACCCCGCGGCTTGTCCCGGAGTTGTCGCTGCAGGACGGCATCGAGGCGGCGAGATTGACCCTGCCGAAGTGTTGGTTCGATGAGAAGGCGACTTACGAGGGGGTCGAGCATCTGCGTGGGTACATGCGGGAGTGGGACGAGAAGACGCAGACCTTCCGCAACCGCCCCAAGCACGACCAGCATAGCCACGGTGCGGATGCTTTTCGCTACCTGGCGTTGGCGGCAAGACCAGTTTCTGGCAATTTGTCAAGGGATGTGGTTAAAATCGCACCGCGTGTGGGGCATCATTACGCTTTCACGCTTGATGACGTGTGGGATTGTCAACCGACCCGGACGGGCAGGCTAGGCTGATGGAAAACTCCGAACGCATAGAGTCGAGCAAGGACTTCGCTGACACGCCTGCGGGCATGGCACAGCGTTGGTCCACCGAGATTGAAGCGGCGAAGAAGGAACTCGAGAAGTTCCATCTTGACGCCGACAAGATCACGAAGCGGTATCTCGACAAGCGTGACGAGTGGGGTCAGGACGAGTCTCGGGTGAACCTGTTCTGGTCATCCATGAAGGTTCTGCTTTCGCTGCTCTATGCCCGTCCGCCGAAGGCGTCTGTGTCTCGCTCGTTCCAGGACTCGGACGATGACCAGGCCCGCGTGGCGGGGCAGATCCTGCAGCGGCTGCTGAACAAGTCGTTCGATGACAACATCTCGGCGTGGGATGCCGCCGTTCGGCAGGGCATAGAAGACTATCTCGTCGTCGGCCTTGGTCAGATATGGCTGCGGTACGAGGTCGAGACGGCGTTGGAGACGATTCCGCCGCAGATCGACCCGCTGACCGGCGTTGAGTTGGTGCCTGAGCAGACGGTCGAGCGGATCGTGGCCGAGGATGCCCCGGTCGATTACATCTACTGGAAGGACTTCTTCTACTCGCCTGCCCGGACATGGGATGAGGTGCGGTGGGTGGCCCGCCGGGTGTACATGACCCGTGACCAGTTGGTGGCCCGCTTCGGCGAGAAGGTGGCGAAGATTGTCCCGATTGCCACGCAGAACCGCGTGGGTCAGGAGTCGCAGGGGCCGAAGAACGACCCGTGGTCGAAGGCCGAGGTCTTCGAGATCTGGTGCAAGGAGAACAAGACGGTCTATTGGCTTGCCAAGGGCTGCGAGATCATCCTTGACTACAAGCCTGACCCCCTCGGCCTCGAGAACTTCTACCCCTGCCCGAAGCCTCTGGCGGCGAATGTCACCTCGTCCAACTACATGCCGCGGGCGGATTACATCTTCGCCCAGGACCAGTTCAACGAGTTGGACGAGATCAACACCCGCATCACTTGGCTGACCCGTGCAGCGAAGGTCGTCGGCGTCTACGACAAGTCGGCGGACGGTGTGCAGCGGATGTTCCAGCAGGCGGCTGAGAACCAGCTCATCCCTGTGGACAACTGGGCCATGTTCGCCGAGGGCGGTGGCCTCAAGGGCAAGGTGGATTTCGTCCCCATCGAGCAGGTCGTCAACGCCATCGAGCGTCTGCGGCAGTACCGTTCCGACAAGACCATGCAGATCTACGAGGTGCTGGGCATCTCGGATGTGATGCGTGGCTCGAGCAAGGCGTCTGAGACGGCGACTGCTCAGGAGATCAAGGCACAGTTCGGTTCGACCCGCGTGCAGCTCTCGCAGTTCTACATCGCCGAGTGGATTACGCATGCCCTGCGTATCAAGGCGGAGATCATCTGCAAGCACTGGCAGGTCGAGACGATTGCCACGCGGTCGAACATCGAACGCACGCCGGATGCACAGTTTGCCTTGCCTGCGGTGCAGTTGCTGAAAGACGAGGCGATGGCCCAATACCGCGTGTCGGTAGAGGCCGATTCGATGGCGGCGATGGACTGGGCCGCCGAGCGAGACGCAGCAGTCCAGTTCATGCAGGGGCTTGGGGCTTTCATCTCGCAGGTTGCTCCGGTGGCTCAATCGACGCCCGGAGCGGGGCCGTTCCTGCTGCGTCTCATGCAATGGGCGGTGGCGAAGTTCCGCGTGTCGGCGGAAATCGAGGGTGTCCTCGACCAAGCGGTGTCTGCCATGCAGCAGCAGTTGATGAACCCGCCGCCCCCGCCCCCGAACCCGGAGATCGAGAAACTCAAACTCGAGGCCGAGAAGATCCAGTCGAACGAGCGTATCGCCATGCTGCAAACGCAGTCGGACGAGAAGATCGCCTCGCTCAAGGCCACCATCGACTTGCAGAAGGTGGAGATGCAGCAGCGGTTCGACCAGGTATCGCAGCAGTACCAGCAGATTGCCGACATGATGGCGATGGTGCAGAAGACGAACCCGGTCGTGCAGGTCGATGGCCTTGCCAACGCCATCGGGCAGATGTCGCAGAACAACGCTGCTCAGATGCAGCAGTTGCTGCAGGCGGTGACGCAGAAGAAGCGGCGAGTGCCTATCCGCGATGCCGCAGGCGAGATTGTCGAGGTCCGCGAGGTGGACGAACCCGACGCGGTTCCGGGTCTGCCTCCCGGCCCCATGCAGGTGAACTGATGATGAAGCAACCTGCGATGGAGTGGCGACCGGGCTTTGAGGGCGGTACTTGGTTCCTTCGGACGGAGACGACTGTTCCGCAGTGGGTGGTGCAGAAGTGCATCGCCTTCATGCTTAAGGTGCAAGCTGCAAGGCGTTTGGGACTGATGCCCGGCGATACGAGGGATGACCTCGACGCCAGCATCAAGGCGTTGCATGCGGGCAATGTCAAGC